TAATACTTTGGTTTTTTGATATTTGGAATAATTTTCCATCGCGGAAACGGAATGTCACTTCTCCATAGAACCTCTCTGTTTCAGCAACTTCTAATAGTCTAGTATAAGCTGCTTTCTCTGTATCCTTCATATTTACTCCAGCAAAAAAGCTGAGGATATGGGAGGGAAGACACCCACAACCTCAGCTTTTGTTAAACTTTAAGACTGGGGTTCTTCCCTATCCCTTAGTTACCTTTAATTACAGCGTACCCGACACGTCCAGGGCATTGAAGTTCGCCGAGCTTACCAAAATTGCGTGTTTCTGGATTTCGATATCACCAGAGGCATACGAGCATCCGATAGCCTTTCTAAGCAGCGATCCGTCACCGTTATCATAAACTGCGATATCGAATACGAATCCTTGCATAACACCGTCGGCATCCTTTGGAACAACGACACCAGCTTTATACATGCTTCCGAGGTTAAGCACCATGAATCTTGCGGAAACTGTGTACTTCGCCATGGTCGGAACGTATTCCACCACACGAATGTTTCCAACTCCACTCGCCTCAGCAGGCGCGTAGTCTTCGTTAAATCGAACATCCTGTAGCAGGCCAATCTGTACACCGTCGAACATTACAACAGCCCGGTTACCACTACGAGTTTGAAGATTAATAGTAGCCATAAATCAAATCCTCCCTATTAGGAACCAGCCACCGTAGAACTAACCGACGCTGAACCAACATACGGCACGGTAGAGATATTTACTAGAACATAATTTGCTGGGATTGCAGGAGAAATCTGGAACGACACATTAATCGTATCTCCGCCGCCCGTTGATGCCGTAATATTTTGATAAGAAGGCGAATTAGCGTCACCAACAATCAAGTTATCGGTAGTTGCCTGCTTCAAAATCGTTTCAGCAACTGAAACAGCTAGTGCTAAAGTGATTGGTGAGACTACCTGCCCAACAACATCGTCGTCGAGAGCGTCTTGCACTCTACGAGACACAGTGTCGATAGCCATCTTAGTACTGATTTCAGTGTGTGCCCAGCTGGTTGTTTGTGTCCAAGTTGTGCGGCTCTGGCAGATTCTATACCCCTTGTTTTGTACGTACTGTAGCGGCGAAATTCCACCAAGCAATAACGTATTAAGGTCGGAAGGTGTATAAGTTGTCTCCAATGCAACAACATTTGAAGGGTACTTGTGTGTCAGCGGAACACCCGGAGCCACTGCAGCTAGCATTCCAGCGTATAGAGCAGCTGTGAAGCAAGATGAAGCAACTTGTAGATTCTGGTTAACATCGTAATACGAAATACCGGGAGATGCCAACAGAATTCTATCCGTATTTAATGCTGTAGCCCTAGCCACAATGGTTGCAACCGGGTTGGAACCGTTAGGCAGGTATTCGCCCAAAGCACCGCCGCAAATTCCAACACGAGGCATCCTTCCAGGTCCAGCCATATAGCTGCAATGTGTGCTTACGGCAGCGTGAATAGAGGCGTTAGTCGATGTCGGGATGATGATTTGACAATCAACATTCTGAAGTGAAGCTATGGAATTTGTCCAATCCGTTACAGTGCTTGTTCCTTCCGTGCCACCAACCAAAAACTGATTATTTGCGGAGAAATACGGAAGAACAGCTAGAGGATTAACAGCGCGTGCAGCACTAATAAACGGTGTGCTTGGAGCGTTCAACCAATCAATCAAGGCCTGAAGATTAGCATTGAATGACACCGCTGAAGCTTTGATATTCACAGCCGAAACGTTATCAAACTGTGAAGCAGTCGTGTAGGTTCCGTTGTTGTTCAAAACGGTTGCTTGGTATATTCCAGTTGCATTGAGATAATCGGCAAGATTCTGCACGGTTGTGTATGTAGCAAACAATAGATTCAACGATTCACCTACTGTTGCTGATGTGGTCACAAATGCAGTATCGTTAACAGTCGCTGTGCATGTTCCAGCAGTACCTATGTATTGCACCTGAAGCAACGGGCGAGCTAGGTTGTCTTGTGTGACCGTTCCACCAACTATATTTCCAACCGTTGTCAAACCAACCGTTGCTTTTATTCCTGATACAGAACCAGCTGCAAACTTAAAATATATTTGGCTCGTATACAAGCCGTAATCATCAGATGTGATGGTTATCAGTGTGTTTCCCGTACCAGTGGTTAGCGTTCCAGCTGAAGCAACAAGAGTTACACCTGTGCCAGTTGAAACCGTTGTGATGGCATTGCCGTCTACGCCAGCTGTACGAGCGGTTAGAGTAATCACAGCTGCAACAGCTGTAGCAGTAACACCAGTTAAGCTATTTCCAAGGGCAGCGTTCGTGTTTATCGCTAATGCCAGCGAAGTAGCAACACCACTAATGTTTGTATCACCAGCTTGAGTTGTGTAGCTGACGAGAACTCCGCCGATTGTTGCAGTCAACACGACGCCAGCGGCGAATGTTCCGCCGACAGTCAGTGTTCCAGTAGCCTTTGTTCCAGCAACATCAAGCACACGAGCACTTGATGAAGTTGCGGAGTTGGCACGGACTACGTAAATGTTTGTAGCACCACCAGTTTCAGCGGATGGAGAAAACGCCAGAAGCGTTGCATTCAGCAAATCGCCACTGCGAAGTAGGCTACGAGCGGTTGTCGGGTCTGACACTAACACAGGCCGTTGTGGAACGCCAGCAGTGCATGTGCCAACAATCGCCAAAACGTTCTGCGCGCCTGGATTTAGATTCAAAAGCTGTGAATCATCAACCGCCACGCTTGCTTGTGGTTGCACAATAAATTGACCATTAAATACAGTTGGCATATATCACCCTCTCACAACCTTCAGGTTAAACCGGAAGGTTTTTGAATTCTGCCAAGCGTAACTCAAATTCATTTTCAGTAGCTTGGGTAACGTGTTTAACATTTTCCATCCAATGTGCAAAGCCGCCAAGTATCTCGACTCTCTTAGATTTATAAAGTGGATGCTGATTGAGAAATTCAATCAAACTTATCCGGGGTGCTTTGATTTTTTCGTTTGCCATTCCCCTATTCCTCTTTCGCTACTTAAACATTTGTTTGAACCGAAGTCCCGTAAACTTGGGGTACTACGATTGGAGTAGATGTAGCAGCAACAACAACATCATTTCTCTTGATACAATAATCCAAACAGCCATTTGTGTTTATATTCAAATACCTAATATAAACCATACTCGGCGCAAAACTTTTAGAGTCTAATTGCATTGGCATTCCAGATGTATTTGCAATGCTGACAGCCTGAAAAGAGTCTCTCAGTAATAGTACACAGTATTTTACGAAAGAATACAAGTAAAGAGTTGTAGCTGGATTGGTGCTGAACACTCCAATCGAAAAAGATTTGGCGTAAACTGAGCCAGATTGAATTTCTAGTTTCCCGGTGTCAGTATTTATATCACTATTAATGAACTCACCTACCACCGGGTCTTCTTGCTCGTTACCAACTTCGACATCGATGCAAGGAATACTTGCATTCCCTACAGGAAATTGGAGAACAAACCTTAAATCGTCATCTGTATTACCTGTAGCCATTGCAGTAAAAATATCAGCTATCGAAGCTTGATTTCCATTCCATTGTCCGGTAGTAGGCAAAGCACCAAAAATATCAGGGATCATATCGGTGTCGCTGCCAATAGCAGCTATCATCGTTGTCCATTGAGCCTTAATTGCGGATAGTAGTTCCAACTCAAAGATTTTTATCACAGCGATGCTCCAGCATTTGCCCCATTTCCACCCAAGAATTCCAACTTAATCATGAATCTGACTGGCATCATTTGGAACTCGTCGGTCGGGTTATTGAATTTTACGAACGTGTCTCGTATGTAGTTAGGCGTATCCATCACTATCCAAGTAGGGCGGGTCATATAACGGAATGAAACAGCTTGCCCTTCTGTCGAAACAGTTTCGGTTACCCATGTGATTTTACCATCTGTACCCAAGGTATAATCCGTTCCTTGTACAAGCGGCGTAACCGTGTTCTTTGCAGTAGATGTAACAGCGTACAGCACATTTCCAACTGGAGTGTAAGACAACCAATCACCACTATTAACGTTGTTGGTGTGTAACACCATGTCATTAAAAATAACTTGGCTATCTATATTTGTAATCCTGTCGAACAAAGACATGAAATTCACATGCTCAACAGTAAGATATGCTTCACCGAGATTCAAAATACCAAGGTTGTGCTGAGCGTCTGGTTGTTTCTGTTCCCTATTAATCAAACCCCTTATGGTAGATGAAGTGTAGTAGTATCTACCAGTTCCGTCGCACACATTGCAATCAGCTACAGCCTGCCTCGTAGTCGGGTCTACACAAGGGCAAGGGATTTGCTTTTCCCAAAGAAGATTCAGTCCTTTGGTGTTTATCAAATCTATGAATTGTTGAGGATCAAAATCTACTCGCTGTAGCACGTTAAATCACCGTGAACGGAATACCTCTGTACTCAGCCATCAAGGTATTAACCAATTCCTGAATCTGTTCGTTATATGAGTTTATTCTTCCACTATAAGGACCATATTTACCACCCATGACACTCATGGTCTGCGACAAACCGTCTTCACCAATACTTTGGCTCTGTATTCCGGGATTCAATACAGTGGAATTATTCATTACATGAATTGCAGCTTTCATACCAATAATGGCATTAACAATGTCTGGAACCTTGCCGGTGTCGAATCCAGCGGTATACGATACGTGGAACAACGATGGCAAACTATTCAAACGTCCCATTAATGGTAGCCAGTTTCCACCTTGACCGATGAGCACTTGAGATAGTGTTCCAGCAGTTGGTATTAGCTGAATCTGACCAGCTTTCTTTCTCAATTTAACCCACGGCTGAGGAAATATCATTATTGATTGGCCTGTTGGGTAGATAGCTTGTACTGATTGAACGGATAGTACGGGGTAATGATATAAGGCAATATAGCAATAATCTTGATATTGCTCTACATAGTAATCATGCTGTTCGTCTTCAATAATCTCAGGTGCTATAAACACCTTATGAGTCATACTGAACCAAGCGACGGCATTAATTATAGCGGTATCGAACAGGGAATCAGGGAGAGCGACACCGTTTTGGTCGGTGAGCTTAACACCGCTCAAATAATTCGCTATTAAGTCTGCTTCAACTATTAAGTTTGCCATGTTTTAATCATACAACTCACATCGCTATGTTGTATAGCGAAGTGAGTTGTGAATTACTTCTTTGTCGTTACGGGAGTTGCCTTAACTGTGCTCTGTTGACCAGCTATGATAGACGTATTCAGTGCGGTATGTGTATGAGCATTGAATTGGGATGTTAGGAGAGCGATATCAGTCGTCAACTGATTCACTTGTTTAATCAGCTCTGCCACCACTCCAGACCCACCCGAGTCGTCTAAAACTAATGCCATAATAATCCTCCAATATAGACCTTGTGCGTATTAAGAACCATCGTGTTTAATACTTCGTATTAATGGTCTGCGCTGCGGGTGTAGTTTGGAAACCTGCGATTACAGCTGTACCGTTCGCTGTGTGTGTATGGGTATTGTGTGCGATTGCTAGTGCATTAATGTCTGCCTGCAACTGATTCACCTGTATTAAGAGCTGTGTAAGAATGGCGATTCCGCCATCATTATTTACTGTTACTGTCATGATAATCCTCCAATCTTACTTTTATGTTGTCGTAGCGTCTGCAGCGGAAACTTTTTCAAGCTCAATAGCTGCTTGAACCTCGTCGTCAACTGCTTTGGCAGCTTCTGCGGCTTTCGTAGCTTCTACGGCTTTTGCGGCTTCAACGGCTTTTGCGGCTTTAGCAACCTCTGCTGCTTTTGCGGAAGCTACAACTGCTGTAACTACAACTGGCGCTACAACTGACGCTTCTGGAACTAAAAAGAATACACCTGGAAATGAGCTTAAGAACAAATCGGCTACTTCCTGATCTACAGTTGCTATTCCTGATGCATCAGTTGTTACATTACCAGAAGATGTAATAAGGGTTTCGTTACGTTTTGTATAGCATTGAATCTTTGGCATATTGGCTCCAAATCCTAAGCTGCTTGCGCTTCAACACAGTTATCTTGCTGAAACTCCACAAACTTATTATATTTTCTTTTTATATGGATGTCATCATCTTCTTTGTACTTTCGCCATTTCTTGTACTTTCTTTCCATAGGAACAACCTTGCTGCTATATAGCCAATCGCCCAACGTTTCAAATTGCTTACGACCACCAACACTCCACTTCCAACATTGCTTGCCTTTAACATTCTCTAAACTTCCACCAACATTAAGCGTACTACTAACAACATCTTTCAACCATTTACAGGTTTCTTCTGTGTTTGTGATAGAAAATGTGAATGCACGAACTTTATTGTTGTTGATACTCCCCACGAATAAATTCGGGGGATTCTAGCGTTCTTTCGAACGCCTTAACTGTTTCAACCAGCGTAGCTGAATTTCTCTAGACTTACACACTGTCCGCAGTCGTTTAACGACTCCATGTATCCCAAGGCGTCGAGTATCCTGATTCCTTCCGCTTTCAGATTTAGAGATGCGTTTCCATCCCGGCTGTGATGACTTCCACAAGAAGGACAGTTCCACTCTCTATCTGAAAGAGTTAGGTTATTGTTTTTGTATCCGCATTCGCTGCACAGTTTCGTGCTTGGAAAGAACCTATCAACCTGGACTGCGTGCCTGTTATTCCAAAGTGATTTATACTTCCATTGTCGAACTGTTTCTCCGAATGCGGCATCGAGCATCGACTTAGCCAGCTTGGTTTTCGCAAGACCTTTGATGCTTAAATCTTCAAGACACAGCGCTGGATACTTTTCAACCAGACCATGCGTTAGTTGATGAGCAAAATTACTCCGTAGATTTGAAATCCGTTCATAGACCTTTGCAACAGCGGCAACTGCTTTGGCACGGTTACGACTACCTTTAACGCGACGGCACACCTTTTGTTGAGCTTTCTTTAGCTTTTGAGCATGACGACGGTAGAACTTTGGAACTGAGACCTCGTCCCCGTCAGACAGCGTTAGATATGTATTCAATCCAAGATCGCCACCTTGCACCTGCTCAGGTTTTACCTTTGGCAAACATTCTGTTAATTCAAACTCATAAACTAATATAACAAACCAACGACCCGTTGCTGTGCGCTTAAATGTCGCTGATTTTGTTTCACCGTCAATGATTCGTGATTGACGTATCTTTATCCAGCCGATCTTAGGAACATACACTTTACCATCTTTTACCACTACTCTCTGTGGTATACGGAAGGTTTGTTTTGTACTCTTCTTGGTTTTGAATACAGGAAATCCGGCATTCATCTTTGGGTTGAAATGGTTATCGTATGCACGCTTCAAATTCTTTAGAACCTGCTGCAACGACTGTGAATCAAAATCGTACATCCACGGCCTAGACTCTTTGAATTTAGTGAGTTCCACGGATAATCGTGACTGAGATATGCTTTTCTTGTTTTCTTTGTAGAATGTCCGGCAGCAATCCAAAGCAAGGTTCCACACAAGCCTAGATGCCCCCGCTTGGCACAAAAGTTTCTGTGCTTCGTCAGACGTTGGCTCCATGCGGAATTTGAACACCTTGCGTTGTTTAGACATTTTTCTGATTTTCAACGTACTGTTTTATTACTTCCAGTGGAGACCCGCCAACTGTTGAAACAAAATAGCTATTTGTCCACAACGTCGGCAACTTTGATTTCAGCGTTCTAAACTCATTTCTCAGCGTGTGAGATGAAACACCCTTCATGTTCTTGACAAGGCGGTGAATGCCAAACTGAGGATCAATTTCCACGAGTACGTGAACATGGTCTGGCATGATTTCTAGCGCAATTACTTCTGCCTTATACTTCTCTGCCACTTGCCTAATGACAGATTCGCACCGTGCTGCAATATCACCAATCAAAACACTGCGCCTATACTTCGGCGTCCATACCACATGGTACTTGCTCGAATACACCACATTTAAGTTCGATTTGTAGCCTTCTAGTGCCATAACAAAACTATACAGTACATCGGTATATATGGTAAAGAACTATTTTTCTACGCAAAACACGCCTTATATCCCCATGCCTAAAGGCAGGGGCTTTACGGCGCTTTCTCGGTAACCCTTGATAACGAGCCAATGTCCCAACGGCATTTTCTGTTCTACCAAGCATTTTGGCAAGTTCTTTTGTAGACATCGAGGAATAATTGTCAGAAAGCAATTTCCGTTCTTCTTCAGTATATGCGTCATGATTTCTGCTATATCCCAAACGTTGAATCTTCAATTTTACAGATGCTTCCGTTCTGTCAAGATAACTCGCTATTTCCATCAACGATTTATCTTTGTAGTTGGCGGATATATATTCGATTTCTTGCGTGTTCCAGCTCTTCTTTATCATGATTTTAGTATGACAGAAAACAGAATTTTGCGTACCACCCAAATAAAATAACAGCGCAAAAAGAAAACGGGCGCTGTAAAAGCGCCCGTTGTTAAGTTGTTTATTATCAATGTTTTACGAAATATCGCCAACATTGATGATACGAACCCATTTCCGAGGAGCATACATTACCAAAGTTCCATACAGCAATATCATCCAACGAATAGCCGGGCCGATAACAGCGAGGTCCATCTTCATAAGCGGTGCAAGCTGCTTGAAAGCGAGGACTTCGTTATCCATTTGACCAAGGTAGCAAGTGCTAACCACAGTCATATAGAGGCCTGTATCGGTGTATGTCGTTGTTGCGGAGGCAGTAACAGAAGCAGCTGCAACCGAGAACAGGTAGTAGAACGAACCTGTAGACGACACATCACAAGCATAAACGTTGAAGTAATCGGGCACCAAACCGCTCATCGAAGCAGGGTTGGTAATGGTCAACAGTGAAGAGTTTCCAGCGGAAACGTCACCAGATGAAACCACCAAACCAGATGAAGCAGCAGTAGCTGCAGACTCACCAAAGCGGTTAACAGCGGTCGCCTTGTAGTAACGAGTCCCAGGATTCTTCCATGCGCCAATCTGTGCAGAGTTGTAAGCGGTGGAAGCAGGAGAGATAGAAGCAGGTGTTTGAGGAGCGTTAGCCGAAGTTGCTGCACTCGGTGCCAAACCAGTAGCCTTACGGTTCTTGGTAAGGAATACATCAGACAGAATGTCGATGTTACCGAACTGTGAAGCGAACGTGTTGATCACGCTACCAGCAGCATATCCACCGGACGCTGTTGGGAGCAATGCACGCTCTTTCGGGAAGAAGGTCTTGGAGAAGTCGCTAGCCACCTTGTAGGGGGTGTAGAGACATGATGCACGACCAAACTGCTCGGCAATCAGCTCGCAAGCGTCTTCCAGAATACCTTCAGTTAACGACCCACCCTTGGCGTCGATAATCATCGTAGGATCGATCTGTGCTTCCAGACCAGCCCACTCGATGCCTTCCTTTCCGCCCGACACATTGCTGTATCCAGCAGTCAGAGTGTTGTTGCCCCAGAACAGCGAACGCTCAATTTGCTGTAGAAGCCAAAGAATGCCGTTCTTGTTCTCCAGTGCAACCACATCACCGTGAGCGCTGCGAACCATCGTCATAACATGGGAAACCACACGTGTGGTGCCCAAGAACTTGACAAGTGCAACCTTACGGCTGTAGTTGCTATCCTGTGTTTCAGGCATCACTGCCTCAGGAATGAAGGCGTTGCTGTTATCGCCATAGGCGGTAAGCTGGTTATATTCCTCAACGGTGTTGAATGCTGGCATCTTGGGGAGATTCTTCCACAGACGAATATTCTGTTCTGTGAACGATAGAACCTTTAATGAGCTTTCGAGCGATTCCACACGGAACGCTCCACCGCCTGCTTGGTCGGTAACCCCGTAGTTGTACCCAGCTGACAAAGCCTTCTGCAAGTCGGGAACATCTCTTGATTCACCGTAACCGTTAATACCACGAAAGTCTAAAGCCATGTTATCCTCCAAAAAATCAGCAGTGATTAAGCTACTGGCAATCCAACCAACTCACGAAGCTCGGGGCGAACAAAACCGGAAGCATCAGCTGAAAGTACATCAGCCACTGTTACGCTCTTGTTACCACTTTCCATGAGAGTTGTAAGCTTTGCAGCAATATCGCTCTTCTTAAGTTCTGTTCCCTCTTTACCACCGAAGCTCTTCTCAACAACGCTGACATCGGATTTACGCTGCCCAGCAGGTGTCGTACCGAAAGATTCAACCTTTTCAGTCAAGCCCTTTAGCAAAATACCAACTTGCTGCATAGCCTTTGCAAGCGCCACATTGAATTCGCCTTGACCAGCCTGACGTGCCAACGACTTCTCAACACGAGCTGACAAACCATCTGTTGATTCCGAAACTGCATACACAAAATCACGAAGATAGTCGGAAATGTCGATGGCCTTCGAAACAGCTTCTGAATTCTCGGCTAGCGTATCGGCAAATGATTTCTTTGTCTTCTTTTTCTTGCTAGCTGATTTGAACTCAGGCTCTCGGGCCTCTTCCTCTTCCTCTTCCTCTTCTGGACGTGACCTCCGACGAGGAGCAAACTCCTGCTCTTCCTCTTCTTCCTGTTCTGGAAGGGGGAATCCCTTCTTGGCAACTTCCTCAACGCCCTTCTTGGTCTTGGGCTGCTCTTCTGTTTCGCCCTCGCCATGTTGGCCGTATTTCTTCTGCAGTTCCTTGGCGTCTTCAGCAACTTCTTTAGCCGTACGCTTGTCGGTATCGTTTTCCTTTGCAGGAGCTGGACGAACACCCTTAGAAACATTCTCGAGAACAGCTAAGCTCTTATCGAGACTCTCGAAGCTAAGACCAGCAGCCGACTTTGATGTGCAAGCTGAGCAAGCAGCGCCATTTGTTTGAGTACCGCATTCGCCACAAAATTTCATATTAGTTCTCCCACAGCTAAGGCTGTATTAGATTTTTTTTACTACGCTTTACTTCTTAACCTTTTGAGCTAAACCTGATATATCTCCGTCATTCTTCACCATCAATAAGAGTATCCGGTCGGCTTGAGCCTCAGGGATACCACGATTAACGAGAAAGTCTAGTGCATCACGAAGCGTAACGTATGTTTGACCACCGTTAGCACGTGCTGTATCAAACTCAACCTTAGTAGTCTTCAGGTCGGGAGCAATCACCTTCCCATAAGACAAATCTTTTTGCTGACCTTCTAATGATTCCACCCTTAATGCTGAACCACCTGTTTGGTCAGTTACACCGAAAGCATATCCAGTAACCAAAGCCTTTTCGATACAGCTATCATCACAATATGAATGGCCGTCTTCTACCATATACATATTTCCTTTGATGATGATTTCCTTACACACATCACAAGCTTCAGTACTATCAGCAGCACATATGAGCGCTTTCTTAATCAGCTTGTTTTTATCCAAAAACTTGTGATTGATACCGAATCCATCAAGATACTTCTTACATTTGTCTTTACCCTTTGCACCAGTCTTTGGATCATCAGCAAATATTCTTGAACCAATCGTTTCCAACGTCCCCTTAGCATTAGGAAGTGCATGAAGAACAGCAAATGCGCCTGTGTCTCCATCGCCAGAAACAGATACTTGATGCTTCTTATCCTTGTCTTCGTAGGTAACACTATGAAGTGGCATCTTCTTATCCCCAAGCTTTATTTCTCCACCGTGAGAATGAATTGTTGTCCACTTCGTACTTTTTTCAAACCATCCATTATCAATCGATGAAATAGACTTTGTTATGGGAGAAATTGGCATTTTTGGAGCTTTCAAAGAACTGTCTAGTGCTCCGACATGTGTTCCAGTCGTAACATCACCACTAGGATGAATATGAGTAAATCCAGTATGTGATATGTGTAACATGCCTTTCTCTGGAGATGCAAAACTGGTCACAGTTTTGTGAGTATTCATCCCTAAAGGTTTCATTCCATGTCCGTTCTTTATACCATTATGGATACCAGAATCTATTCCTTGGTTTACATGGCTGTAATTTTGTTTATTTTCACCATAATGACCAATCTTGAAATCGTTGACTCTGGGATCGTATGAAGATATCTTCGGTTCAATCTCAATACCCTTTTCTAAATCCGTATCAATCGATTTCTTAGCAGTAGTTGGTCTATGTACACCATTCACTATTGGTCCAATTTCTTTGTGGTTCTTGTCGGAGTCTGCCTCGGCGTGTGAGTGCATTGTCTTATTCTCTTCATGCCCTTGCTCATCGCCTTTCAGCGCTTTACCTTCTTCTATATCCGGAACGATTGCTTGGTCTTCTTTAGGAAGTTTGAATGTGCTTTTTTTACCTTTAATCACAACATCGCCGTTTTGATTAACTTCGATTGTGAATAGTGGTTCTGATTCGACGCCTTTCTTAGCCAGCGGAACATCATCTAATTGCTTTTCCATATCCTGCTTCGGCTTCTTATCACTCAACGCTCTCTTGGTTTCGTCTAATGCATCCTTCTCTTCCACATCGATTTGATTAACCACAGGAGACTTTGTCGCCTCTTCTGTTCTTTCTAAAACATTGTCGGCTTTCTTCTCTTCACCTTCCGGCTTAGTATCTGTATCTGGTTTCTGCGTAGTCTTGGTTTGAGTTACGTCAGCAGCAACTCCTTTGTTAATAGCTTCTTCGTTTTCGCCAAACACAAGAACCTCATCATACTTCTGTGAAGCAAACGATTTTGCAATATCCAAGAACGTGTTCGGATTGATGGGTGATGCTGTGATGGCGATATCTTTAATCCAAGCCTTGGTGATGATTGTGTGGTCGCTGGCATCACGAGATAACACCTTACCCTCTACAGAGAATCCCAATTTACGGGCATCTCCAGCTTTCTTTAATCCCTCAGCCAAATCCCAAATTCCATTCGCTCTCGGTGTATCAAGCAGGAATCCCTTCGTCCACAACCCTTTAGATGTGATACGTGCTTCTGTTGGGATACCGACTTTACCTGACGTTTCTTTTGCATGATCATCATTGAAGTATCCGCGCTTCAAGAAATAGCTTAATTCCAAACCATCCTGTTTAATCTTCTCGCCTT